TTTTCATATCCTCACTTTCAGATTTTGTTTTCAGGATTTCGATTGCCTTTGTGATTACGGCGGGAATAGGAATTCCCATAAGTCCGGCGTTTTCAATAATGGAAATGGTTTCATTCGCAATGAACGCAATAATTACCGCATCACGAATAAAAGTAGAACCCGTTACCACATCAAGGCGGCAAGCTACAATCACAATAAGCAGCGTTACGCCCTTTCTACAAAGCCCCTTCCAACCCGCACGGCTTTCAAGCGAACCCGTTTCGGATTTCTGCGACTTGCGGAAAACTCCGGCTACAATCAGCCCTGTTACATAGTCAATACCCATGAAGATCATCAGGGTAATAAGGGCGGCATCAAAGCCGCCAAAAATTGAAGCAATCACGCTTCCGGCAACACCTAATGCCATGCAAATTCCTTCTTTCATATTCTGTTTTACCTTCCTTTCGTTGTTGGTATAGATTGATATAAGAAAACCCCCATACAGGGCTTATATAAGCCCCATATAAGGGTTTTTAACTTATCCTTGATAGTTTGTTAGGCTTGTACTTCCCAACCGTACACGCCCGGTTGCCACACATTGTTATCAACGGTGGAAATCCAAAGCTGATCTTCAAACGAAACAACATCACCCTTCATATAGGCATCAGTTGCACCAAGCGGCTGTGTCCAAATGGAAACACCATCATCAGTAAAACCGATTGCTTTATAAAGGGAAGCTGTAACATCCGGCTTCCAATCTTCCTGTGAAGTGTGTGCCTGAATTACCTTGTAAAGCTGCGTTTCACCGTCAGCATTTACACCGTATTTCACGATTTCATCAACCGCATAGGCTTTCATTGCAACCCAATCAGGGTACAAATCCGCAACTTCCATTGCCTGATCGTCAGGAAGGTTTGCAGACTGAACCGACATCTGCATAAATCTGTTGTATTGCTGTGCAATAAATTTCTTATCCTGCATTACTCATTCACCCCCAACATAGTATTCAAAATGCTGTTCATTTCCTCATTCTGTGCGTTCTGCATAAGGATGAATTCATCTTTGGTGTACTGAATCATGTTGTATTCGTAACCGTTGAATTCATCTTCCGTGCCGACATTTTCAGAAATTTCCTGAATATCGGTGTGCTTCCAAACGCTGAATTCATCAATTACGATTGCATCAGGTTTCACGGTGCTTCTTACTTTGCCATAGTCAACCATTTTTACGCCACCTTTCCTTTCTTTGTTAAAATGATTTCGTTGTAATACCTATCAGCATCACCCCGGATAGGTTCGGTGTACTTTTGCTGCAATCGGTAACTATCGCAATGTTTCAACCATCCCTTATAGGAATTTACAGAACACCATTCGGAATAGTTCATCAACTGACCGTTTGCAACTTTATCCCTGATCTGTACCATTTTTCGCTTATATTTGATACAGCTTGTTTTTCGTAATAAAACAAAATTCAGGAATATTCGATAACCCACAAAGTCAACGCCCCGCACATAGGAAGGAAATACTTGCCAATTTCCCTTGATTGTCAACCGCAATTCTTCCCTGAAATATTCATCAATTTCTTTCCTTAATCGGTGAAGTTCTTCTTTGCTGCTACCAAAAATAACAATATCATCCATGTAACGGAACACATATTTCACCCGCTTAACTTCCTTGATCCAATGATCGAAAGAAGATAAGTAGAAGTTGCCGCAATACTGCGAAAGGTAATTACCTATTGGAATTCCGGTTTCAGGATCAATATCTTCATCCAGCAACCATATATCCCGCATATCTTCAATGTTTGCGGTTGAAATACTGTCTATGATTTCATCCAATAACCAAAGCAATTCAGCATCTTTGAACAGCCTTCGGAATTTCTTTTTAAGAATTTCGTGGTTTATGGAAGGATAGTATTTCCGAACATCAAGTTTCAAGCAGTATTGGCAATTCGGAACATCCTTTTGCATTGCTTCCTTTGTATCGTGCAACGCTGCGTGAATACCCCTTTCGGGAATTGCTGAATAGGTGTTCTTTGTCATTGACCGTATCAAATACGGTTCTATAACTTGAAGAATCGCCCATTGGCAAATTCGATCCGGGAAGTATGGAAGTTTGTAAATTTCCCGTTCCTTTTCTCCATCCCGCTTGATAAATTTTTCGTAAGCAGAAGTTTTATAGGTATGATTGATAAGCATTTCTTGAAGGGCTTTCAAGTGTCCTTCAACATCAGCTTCAACCGTTCTTACTTCCTCATACCAGCCTTTTCCTTTCTTTGCGTTTTGGTGTGCTTTTAGTAGGTTATCCATAGAATATATTTGTTCGTATAGATTACCGTACCGCTTCATTATTGAATGTTCCCTTTGTATGCACTATCAAGCCGAACCTTCGAGAATTGAAAAGTTAATTTCAAAACCTACCAATACAGCCCAATTTTATTTTTATGTTTTGCCATGTGGCACGGTCATTCAGGAATACAGAGATTTATATGAAATCAGCCCCTTATATTTCAAAGGGGCTGAATTTCGTGCATTTACTAACTGCCTGCTGATATTCCGATTACGATTAGAAGAAGCATTATTCAAATTCCAATAGAAAGTACCTGCATTAGCACTGTTATTCCATTTACTGCCTAATTTAGTAACCTTTTTCACTGGGTTTCTAAATTATTGCGTTCTTCCGTATTCCGGTTTGTAAACAACAATACTCCCTGAACAACCTAATTTATTTTAGTTCAAAAGTGATTGAACGGTGTTACGCTGCGGCTTCTGCTTTGGAAGGTACATACACCAACCGCCCGCCGACATCCCGAAAACGATGAGAAGAAGCATTATGCAAACCCCAATAGAAAGCACCCGCATTAGCACCGCTATTCCACCTACCGCCCAATAAAGCAACCCTCCAACCTGTACTTGTGGATTGGTAGAAGTAATCACCAACGGGAAGGGCGGTATTGCCAGCAACTTCACCAGCAATGAACAGCCAATCAAATTCTTCTGAATAGCAGAAAGCAGAAACATAACCCGCCTTCATAGAAGGGCAAATTCCGGCTTCAACATACGGTTCAGTACCGATATTATCAGTAAAGCCATGATCCGCAATGTAAATTGTATCTGTTCCGGCTGCAATATCACAATAACTGTTGATACCGTCAATCCAAGCCCAAATATTGCCCCAAAAGTTTTCTTCACCACGATAGGAAACGATATTGTAACCGTTATCGTTGGTAACAGAACCGGAAGCATTACCCAAATTCACGGTTGCACCCGTGATTTCGGTCATGGAAGTTGCACCATCATCAGTTTTGTTCGTAACGCCCGCACCAATAGCAGATTGCATATTGAAAGAAGCATATTCAATCAACATCAGCAAAGCGGAAGCACAAACGGTTGCAGCGTAAGCCTGTTCCCAACCCGCACCACGCTTTTCAGAAATAAGGCGGGTGTTTGCTCTTGTCAGGTTGTTACTGATACCGGAAGCGGGTTTTGCGTTGGCAATACTGCAAAGCATATCATTTGCAAAATCTGCCGTTGCCCCATCATCCAAAATATAAGCTGCTGCGGAAGCATCCCAAAGCGAACCTTCAAACGCTGCAAGGTAAATCTTTTCATTTTCCTTGCCGTTTTCAATGAACGCCGGATGAAGTTTGAACCCTGCTTTGGGTGTATCGGAAACATAATAGCGAACCTTTCTTGTAATGCCGCCTTTCGCCTTCTTTTCCACAAGCAGCGGAACAACCTTGTAATAAAATTTAGGCTGTTCAACCATAGTCTGAACGATTGTACCAACCGCAAACTGTAAGGAAGTATCAGGGGTTTCCGTTCCTTCCGGGTTCAGATCAACCGCCTGTGTCAGCTTGCCCGTTGTGGTAAATCCAGCATCACCGTAATAAGCAACAACTTTACCATCATTGGTAAGGTTACAACGCTTTCTTCCACCAAAGGCATTGATTGAATCAAAACCTTCCCCGGCTGCACGGTTTACAGCACCCGCAAGGCGGGTAAACTTCTTATTTACGAAATCGACTTCAACGCCGTAAATATCATCATCCGTATAACCAACAAAGGCTTCAAGGTCTGCAATCTGTTCCTGTAATTCCTTAATATCACCGATAGTTGCAACGGCTGCTGCATCCACTTCAAGGGAAACGCTTTCAGCGTTACCAACGGTAGTTACAAGCTGCACATAAGCACCGGAAACAGTAACGCCGTTGTAAGGCGGCATATAGCAATTACCGGAAGTTTCGATTGTAACAGCGTAAAGAATTTCACCCACATCAGGATCAACAGCGTACAAACCGATAGTACGCATATAATAACCCGCTGTAAGGTCTGTGTTTGTGAAAGCTGCTTCAACCTTGATAGCAACTTCATTTGTACGGGTAACTTTGGAAATAAGGCTTGTTTGCTTGACATTGGAAAGGGAAGTTAAACCCACAAGCTGATTTTCCGTGTACTGTGTACTTGAAGTACAGATTTTCGTGAAATCAATGTTTCCCGATCCGGCAATCATTTTTGCAATCAAAGCCTGTCCTTTGTTGGTAATAACCAACTTTGAAAATTCTGCCATGTCATTTCATCCTTTCTTATTCTTTTATTCCAATGATTTCAGAAACAACCGCACCTGAACCGATTGAACCCGTTCCGGTAATGTTGAACTGTTCATTGAAATCATTTGTTATAATCACGCTTGCGGTATTTACAACGCCCGCACCGTGAACCGCCTTACCGTTTGCAACAACGGTTTCCCGGCTGTCATTGGTAATGAAAAAGTGTTCTGTGATACAGATACCACCCGCAAAAGCTGCCAAACCTTTCACATCACAAATGATTTTGTTATCCGAAACAACCACGATATTACACGGAAGCATTGTGTTGATAATATATTCCAATTCGTCAACCTGTCCGTATAATTCAAGGTGGGTTTCAAGTTCCAGCCTGTAAAAATCAAATTGCTTTGTGATAGTGAAATTGTTATCACCACACAAAGCAATCAGTTTTGAAATCAGGGCTTTCATTGTGTACGGAATAGCATTGAACCAACGGGCTTGTACTCTTGCCCTTCTGCTTTCAAGGGTATCTTCCTTTGAAGGAAGAATTTTCAAGATAGCTTCAAAACGGGAAATACCGTATTCATCAGCCGTTGCAATGAATTCATTGTAAAGAACCTGATTAGCGGCATCCCAAATCAATTTGAATTCAGGGTTTTCAGCTTCCAGCGTAACGGCAACTTCCTTGAAGTCAGCCATAAAAGGGGGTAAGTATGAAACAAGGTCAACTTCTCTTATCATGCACTTGCACCCCCATAAACGGGAACTTCATATTTTCCCAAAATCAGGTTATCGGCTGCACCGTTGATTTTGGTATTATCAATATCCACAATTCCCTTGATTGCAAGCAGCCTTGTTTCAATCTGACTAATTCGCACAATCAAATGATCCGAATCAGCCCACGCCTTTCTTAATTCAAGCAGATATTCTTCAATGGCTGCATCAATGGCGGTTTGAAGGTTCGACCAACCGTAACCCGTATCAAATGTGATATTGGTTTTGATTGTGGTAAGTATCGTTTCCGCACTCTTAATACTGACAACATGACCGATAGGGGCAAGCCCATAGCCTTCACCCGCATTTTCAACCGGATCAATAACTTCCTGTACCGTATCAAGTAAGGTCTGGGAAGCTGCACCGAAATCAGAATTCAGGATCGTAAGAAGTACCGTTCCCCCGGTGGTAAGTTTCTTTTCAACTGCCGCCGTATAAACAGCAGCAAGCCAAACAGCAACTTCCGCATCCAGCGTATCAATAACGCTTGTGTACCACGCCGTAACTGCTGCTGTTGGTATCATTTCAGCGGGGCGAACATCAGCGTTCCAAATTCTTGTTACCTTTGTGCTGCCAACGCCCGGAATAGCGTTTGTTTTTTCAAGGTAATCACGAACATTACCGCCGAAAGCCTTTTCTTCAAAGCTATCAAAGTACCTTTCACGCAAAACTTCCGTATCTTCTTCATCCTCACCCGGAATAAGAATTTCGGTAAGTTCAGCGGTTTCAAGTCCTTCAATGTATTCAATGGGAATCATAGCACCGAAATATTGATTTCCCACAATACCCACGGTTTCACATTTTACCTGATATTCACCATCAGCGATTTTTGCGGTTACAATGTAATTCATTTCACCGATATTGAAACGCTTTCCGGTTACATTAATATTAGCCGGGGTAAATACACCTTTCAGAACAGCGTTTGTTGCTTCATAAGGGTAAATTCCCCTTTCCTTACAACGCAAAATAAGGAATTCCCTTGCGGCGGTATCACCGTAGGCATCCGTTAAAATTGTGTTCAATTCGGTGTAAAGAATTTGAAGTTCAATAGCGGTTGGTGAATGTGTATCAAAAATAACCGAACCTTCCCGCTTATCGAATTTATCTGATACACGGGCAAGCATCCGTTCAAGTAGATTTTCATAGGTTACATCATACATTAAAAGTTCACCTCTCTTTCCGCTTGCACATCACCAAAAATTGTATGTGCTGTGAATGTTACATGAACCACACGCTTTTTTGAAATGTTAAATTCAAAATCGGTAACGCTTTGAATTCGCTTATCCCAAAGTAACGCTTCTGAAATTCTGCGTTCCAATTCCGGGCATACATAGGAAACGGGTTCACCGTACAAATCAAGCGTTTCAATTCCGTAATTCCACGAATACATGATATATTGGTATCGTTCCGTGGATAGAATTTTGAAAATCGCCTGTTTCATAGCTTCAAGCCCATCCGTATATCCACGGATCAGATTGCTTTCAAGGTTCATTTTGTAAGTGTAGGTTGGTTGTTCAATAAGTTCAAAATCTTGTTCAAGGAAAGCGGTTGTTGAAGGTATCATCCGATTCTATCCACCACAAGATATTTTTGCCCGCCCTGCTGCCGGAAAAGAATTACTTCATCACCGACAACCAACCCATTATGAACGGTGATTTTCTTTCTTCCGGTTACAGCGTGGTTGTGGGAAGCAAAGGAAGAATCCCCGCTTCCACCACTTTTATTTTCAGTAACCCAATCAACGGTTACTTCCGTTGTGAAATCAGTAACGCTTCTTGTAAGAACAAGTTGGGCTTTTCCCAAAGTCATTTTCTGATCCACAAGGATTTTCAGCGGGGAAATACCCGTTACTTTTCCAAAACAGATTTCAACGGGCTTTTCAGCTTTCATTGCTTGAACTGCTGCTTTTTTGATTGTTTTCATCAATTCAACTGCATCAGGCAATAAATTCACCCCCTCTTAAAGTTAAATCCATAAAGTGTTCATCCAGCTTGAATTTGTGCGTAACTCTTTCAACCAGCATGAAATTCTTTACATTTATATCACCCAAAGCAAGATTGATAACAACCATGCTTCCGGCTCTTACCCGTGGATCACCCAAAGCGTTTGTAATTTTCAGGTTACGGGTTTTCTTATTGTAAAGCTGCAATAAGGCATCCGCTTTTGCTTGCCCGTTTTCGCCTTTGGAAAGGGTATCAAAATATTGCAAAATGCCCCATGCGTTCATATTGCTTGAATCCTGTGCAATGTAAACTTCCCTTTTTCCGGTGTCCTCATTGTCATAGGTCAGCTTGATTTTGTTGTAGGTATCGGAATCAATACTTGAAGAATAATCAAAGTTTTCCCCGGTTTCTTCATCAATCATCAGGTAAGCCCCCGGTTCACCGACATACATAGAAGAAATATTCTTCAATGTCAGCTTCCCGAAATCGTCATACAAAACAAACATTTCTTTGTTGTTCTGCAAGGTCAAATCAAGGGCATTTTCTATCATATCGAATAGGGAAGTGTTATCTTCCACCCGTGAAGCAATCGTGAATCCGGTATCTTCAATAGTACCCACATTCAAGGAAAAATCCGCTGCAATCATCTTCACTAATTGGGAAGCGGTTTTATTCTCATAAACATAAGTATCTTTGTTATTCAAATACCTTAACTGATCGTAAGCGGTAACGGTAATAATCTGATCTTTGTTTCTCTTTTTTGTGAACACAAACCCGAAAAATACGGGTACACCATCCACCTTCAACCGCACCGCCGCACCTTCTTGAAAGTTGATTATATCATCCTTCAATACCTTAAATGTCAACTTGCCGGGGGTGCTTCTTCTTTCCGTAACCCATTCAATACCTTCTTCAACAATCGGTATGTACGCTTTATTTCCCGTTGTATCGGCAATCAAAAGTTCAACAGACATTGAAACACCCCCTTTATTCAAATGTTCCTTCATCTACCCAACCGTAAACATTGGAAGCTGAATTTGTATGAACAAGGTGGTAAGGATGAACCCCACCGTTACCTTTGCAAGTTTTATCAAGTGTAATTTTGGCTTGCCCCGCCCTTGCGGAATAGCCCTTTGCCCCGGCGTAAGAACTGTAATAATGTGTACCGCCTTTGAAATTGACAATATCACCAGCTTTATATTCTTTCGTTGCGGGTTTTGATTCAGTTGATCTTGTTTCCTGTACCGTTGCCTTTGGTTTGGAATCGGCAATTTTGATATTTACCGTTTTCGTTGCATACGGTCTATACTGCTTCAAGTTGATTTTTACGGTCAAATCAAAGCCGTTTTTTGCCTGTTCGGTAATCTTGTAATCTTCCAATGATACCTTGATATTGGTTGAAAAAAGAACCTTTCCGTTCGGTAAGGTTCGGGAAACAAGGAACTGAAAAGGCTTCTTTGAAGTTTTCAAATCCTCAAAATAATCAAGGAAATAGGAAGCCCCTTTGAAGCCTGACTTATAAACGGCATACGGATATTGAACCTGTGGAATCTCACATTCAAATTCAATATCCGTAAGTTCAGCCGTTTTCAGAATGTTAATTTGCCCTTCATCAATCAATGTCAGCGTTTTGTTCGCATTATTGATTTTTACCTGTAACTTTGAAGGGGTTACAGGTAAAAGGCATTTATCCAAATAGAAATCATATCCGTTTCTTGCCATTACTCATGCACCCCTTCCGTGATAATATCAACCGCTTCATTTACGGCATCTGTCAGCCCGGTAACAAATCCATCAAGATCACCGTTGTTATTTACGGTGTTCTGCATACCGGACATATCAACATGAATTTCAGCCGTTGTAAATCGGTTTACGGTTTCCTGTTCAGCAATATCACGCAAATACTTCAATTCTTCTTCCGAAATTTCCATAGAATCAGCCATACTTCCGGTATTATCGGAAATATCACCTATTCCACTACCAACGCCGGAATTATCCAAAGCATAAGCGTAATCGTCAGGGTTTGGAATATCCGTTCCGCTGCCGCTGAACAATCCATCAACAGCACTTGAAACGCTATCTGCTACACCATCACCCCAAGCCGCACCGGAAGCAAACGCATCAGAAGCCCAACCATCTTGAAATGTATCAAAGGTGCTGAATCCTTCATTGAACGCATCCGCAACGGATTTATAATCTTCCTTGTTTCCGGCTGCTTCTGCCGATTTAGCAGCGTAATTATCCGCTGCCGCCGTGATACCCGAATAATCGAATTCCACGAAAGAAAGTTTGTTCAACGCTTCACAAATACCAGCAACCACATTCAGCACGGTTGAAAGAAGATCATACCACCATGCTTGAACGGAACAAATTGCATTGTGAAATGCGGTCATAATGTTGGAAGCAACCGCCGCAATCGCATTTCCGATACCCAAAGCGATATTTGCAACAGACAATCCCAAATTCTTAAAGAAAGCGATAACAACATTGATACCGCCCGTTATTACACCAAATCCGCTATTTGCAATACCTGTCAGCTTTGCGATTGCCGCACATACCGCATAAATGATAGCGATAACGGCGATAATCAGCAAAATAATCCATGTAAGCGGGCAAGCAAGCAATGCAGCATTGAAGCCGTATTGTGCCGCCGTAGCTGTAAAGGTTGCCCCGGTCTGCATAGCAAGGGAAGCAGCGTGTACCGTTTCTGCAAAGGATTTTGCCGCTGTAATCGCCGTTGAAATTCCGGTGATTGTGTTATACAGAAGCATTGCACCATAGTACAAACCTAAAGCAGTTACAATACCCATAATGATTGGTTCGATAATCGACCAATTTTCAGCGATAAAACCACCTACCGCTGCAACCAAATCAAAAATATTCAGAACAATTTCAGCAACCATTGCCATTGCGTTAATCGCCTGATCCACAAAGCCCTGAAAAGCATCAGAATTTGCCATTGTGTTCAAACGCTGCAATACAGGCTGAAAAGCCATGATTGCGGTATTCTGCATAGATTGCCAAATTTGCCCCCAAGTCATAGGCATTGCTTCAAAGTTCGCATTGATTTCATCCGTTGCGGCAAAGATAGCAGCCTTTACCACATCAGCGGTAAGTTCGCCTTCCGAAGCCATTTCACGGATTTCACCTATACTAACCCCTAAATAGTCAGCAATATTCCGAATCAAGTTCGGGGCTTGTTCAAAGATTGAATTAAGTTCATCACCACGAAGAACACCCGAACCCAAACCCTGTGATAACTGCAACATTGCGTTTGCAGCTTCCGAAGTAGAAGCCCCGGCAATCGTCATTTGCTTTTGTACCAATTCAGCGAAGGCAACAACTTCCGCTGTACTTCCAAAAGCATCACCCGCATTGTTACCAAAACGGGCAACCACATCAGCCATTTCCTGAAATGAACCCCTTGCGTTTTCTGCCGAAGCATAAACCATATTTACAAGTTCATCTGTGGATTGTACCCCGTCATTCATCATGTTCAAACGGGCGGTTGTTTGGGTTAGTTCGTCAGAAAGGTTCAAAGCGGAAGTAACGGTTTGAACCGTTGCATAAGCAGCAACAGCACCCTTTATCATATCCATCAAACCGTTTGCTTCCTGTGTACCTTCCGCAATGGCTTGATTGAAATTGCCCTGTTCCGTGGTATTATCCCGGATATACCTTTCCGTATTGCTTACCGTGCTGGATAACCGCAAGTAGGCTTCATTTGCCCCTTGCACATCCATTTGTTCAACAGCCCTGTTCAAATTCTGCTGTTCCCGTACTGCCTGATCTAACTGCCCCCTTAACTGTTCCAATTCGGCGTTTGCCACATCAGAACCGATATTCAAAGGGTTGTTTTCGATTGCCTGAATACGCTGCGAAATCGCCTGTAAGCGATTCTGCATATTGTTCATATCCGCAACGGCGTTTGCCGGGAACAGGTCTGTTTGTGCTGCCGTAGCTGCAATTTGATTTTGCGTTTGGTTCAAAGTGTTCAACATATCGTTTGCACTTTGAACTTCTTGCTGAAATCTTTCAACGCCTGTTCCGGTGAAAACTTCCAAATTGTCAGATTGCCAAACAACCGGAACTTCAACCGGGGCTTGCGGATCAACCAAAGGATCAGGAACAACGGGTTCAACGGGAAGTTGTACCGGGGCTGAACTTTGGGGGGCGGTAGGTGAATCGGTGGTTGGGGTTTCAAGCCCCTGCATAGCAGCATCCAATTCCTGAACGGCAATAGTTGCCTGATTGATTGAATCCCTTGCCGCTTCAATGGAAGCGGTATCAACCGGGGCGTTCATTGTTTGGTGCAAATCTTCCATAGCGGAAAGTCCCAAATTTACAGAATTGATAACCTGATATAGAATCCCGGTAAAATTATCCTGTAATTCAATCGCTGTTCTGATTGTTGCCATGCTTATCACCTACCTTTCTTTTTCGACTTGTTTTCAACTCGTTTCTTTTCTTTTTTGTCATTTTCCAACTTTATCTTGATAGCGGCGATAACAAAGGCTTTTTCCTGTTCGTCAAGGTTCAAGAAAACAGAAGGTAAAATGTGAAGTTTATGAAGGGCATAGTAAGCAAAATTTGCTTCCCCATCCCCTTCTTCTATTAGTTTTTTGCTTCTTCCACCTTATCATCAAAGGAAACATTGAAGCCCTGAAATTTCTGAACATAGGCGGCAAGATCGTTGTATTCACCGGGATCATCAACCATAGCAAAAAGCAAATCTTCCGGTGTCTTTACGCCGTAGGAATCCTGCAATTCCGCATCATACAGATCAGGCATTACAACGGAAGCAACAATCATCTTCTGAATGTATTTGCTTGTCTGCATTTTAGGGCGGTACATATTGGGTTTGCCCGTTACAGGAACATCAATAGTACAGCTTTCACGGATATTTTCATTTTCCTTTGAACTGATATGCTTAAACTCCCATTCAAGGGGGCTGCCATTTTCATCACAAAGCGATCTTGTAACAGGGTGCATTTCGTTTTCCTTTACCACCTTGTTAGCCTTCATAAATTTAGCGAATTTAGACATTTTCTTATTCTTCCTTTCTGTTTATCGAATTGCACTAAAAACCCCGTATATGAGCCTATATAAAGCCCACATACGGGGATTTAGATTGATTAGTTGGTAAGAAATCCGGTAAGGTTCGCAAATGCTTCCGGCATAGAGAAATCCTCAAAAGTACCTTCAATTTCTTCATCAAGGTATTCACCGTCAGCATCAAACTTTGCCAAAATTCCACCGTCAGTATTGCAATCATAGAAAATGATTGTCTGTCTGCCAGCATCAGAACCGGGATCATCATTCGTGATCTGCATTTCAAAGTACACATCAACGCCCGTATTCTTATAATCAATCAATGCCTGTCGCATTACAGACTGATTATAATGTGCCGTACCGCTGAAAGTACCTTCCATACCGCAAGACTTATGACCGACCATAATAGCACCCAAACGGGGAACAGAACTTTTCGTTTTGTCAATCTTTGCTTCCATGTCAATCATCTGCATAAAGTTATAGCGGCGTGTACCAATGGTAATGAAACACTCTGCCAGCTTTGCAGCAATGGTATCTTTACCCTTCATAACAACATTGTTCATTGATTTTCACCCCTTCCTTACGCAACAGTAACGGTCATGTAAAGTTTACCCATTGCGTTCACAACGGTAACTACATCCGTTACAACAACAGATTTCTTTGTATTGCCCTGTGCAACAGATACATCAGAATCCGCAAAATCTTCAATAGCACGAATATCATTAAGCTGCTGGTGGTGCTTTACAATATCCGACCAAAGGGAAGTTCTTCCGGCGTTATCGTTAGGAACAACGCCCAAATACTTTGTATTGAACAGTACCGCAATATCATTTGCAATCTGATCAATTACACGGATTGTCTGATTGTCCTTGAAAATATCGCCCTGCGTGTCAGAAGTAGTAACCATACTGTTAATATCTTCAAGCACACGCACATCAGAACCGACCTTGTGAAGCGTGAATTCACCCGCCTTGATAGCGGCAATAAGCTGATTCTGTGTATAGTTGGTATCAACGGTAAATTCACCGTCATAAACCTTGTTCTGATTGCTCTTGTTTACCTCACAACCAGCGGAAACGCCTGTTACCCAATAAACAAGGCTTGCTTCATTCCAACCTTCATCAGTAACCTTGTTCTTCACATTGATAACGCCGTAATAGTCAGCAGCCTTACCGTAAACAACAAGCTGGAATTTGATACCCATTTCATCACGCAAACGCTTCACAAAGGAAGTGAAAAGGGTTTTGGTTGTATCATCCGTAACCACAACGCCCATAGTGTTGTAGGTGTAGGATTCAATCTTATCAAGATAAGCCTGATAAGCAGCACCATCAACAGTACCGTTAGAACCACCGGAAAGGGGGGTTGCAGCGGTTACAGCAAGTGCCGCATCCTTCCAAGTAACGAAATCATTTGCCACAAGATCAGCAGCCTTTGCAACGGTCTGTTCGTCAACGGTTGTAGTACCTACAACGGTTTTTACATCAAACAGCGTTTCATCATCTGCATTTGCCTGAATAACAATCTTAATATCGTTACCACGAACACCCGTGTAAAGTGCGGTTGCAAAATCGTTTGCAGCCTTTGCACCACCGGAAGTAAGTTTGTAAGCATAAAGGGTTTTGGTGTTCAAGAAAAGATCACGAAGCCCTTTCAGCTTGTCATTGGTGTATTCGTAACCAAAGATTTTCATACTGTTCTTCTGAAAATCGCCGTTGGTTACTTCAAAAACTTCCCCATCAACACCCCAATCCAATTCAAGGGGCATTGTTGCAATACCTCTTTCGGAAAGGGCTGCATTTGCGGAAGCTGCCGAAATGAAATTGATATATGCACCCGGCAAATCTTTATTCTGTGTAACGAAAGTTCCACCGCCTAAAGCCATATTATTTCACCTGTCCTTTCATGTATTTTTCAATCATTTCTTCCACGGCTTTCACCGTGTATTTTTCATCAGGGGAAAGAATTGCGTTCACAATATCCTTCCTATCCTGAAATTTCTTTGCAGCAAGCAACTGTTCCTTTGAAAATAAACTTTCAACCTTTTCAGGTTCGGGAACGGTTGCGGTTGCAGCTTTCTTTTTCGCTGCCATTCACATCACCTTATCCTTTCACGCTGATATTTTCAGAAATATCTTCCATAGGAACAGATTCTTCCTTGCGATAAACGAACATATCGTAATTCACAAAGAAGTTCAAAATTCCATCCACTATTTCATATTTCATCTTTGAACCACGCACCAAATCCCCGGTTACGGTGATCCAATCAAGGCAAAATTCCATTCGTTCAGCAACAGCATGACATTCAGCCTTTGGGTTCTGTTTGTCTGCCGGGAAATACTGAATACAGAACTGATTTTCCCTAAAATACCGCTTCCCAAGAAAAAGGTTATGGGTTGGGTTGATACAAGAAATGAAAAAGCAAGGTTCAATCAAACCCTGCTTCACTTCTTCCGTATAATTTTTATAGCCATCACCAAATTCACCATTCAGGGAAACGCTGATAGCATTGGTTATTAAATTTATCGAATCCATTACTTCATACACTCCCCTAAAAACTTTTTGATTTTGGCTTCAAGCACTTTTGGGGCAATCTCTTGAATTTCCTGTTCTGAAATCGTCAACATAAACCGACCTCGAACCCACCCTTTATGATCCGGTGTTCGGTGTCCGTACTCCACATAGGAAGCATATTCAACCGGGTTCACTATCTCAATAACAAGGGTGTTTCCAAAGTGATTGATTGTCAAACTTTCAGCATACGATTTACCCGCTGCAATAGAACCTTTACCTGTTCCACCAGCAGCTTCTTCATGTGTTTTGGAAGTCCAGCCCCGGCGAAGTGTACCGCCTTTTTTACCTGAACTTTTGGGATATTCCCCAACGGGTGTACGCTTTATGACTTTGGCAAGCAAGCGGGCGGCAAGTTCCTTTGCACACGCTTCAATGAACGCTTCAACATTGCCTTGCTGAATTTTGTTCAACTGCTTTTGAAGTTTTTTCATATCAGCCGCCGTAAAACCGCCCATTTTAGCCATTTAAGCCCACCCCTTGAATTGTTCAAGCATGATTTCCTTATGGGAATCGTAAACAGCGGGTTCACCACTTGCGGAATATTCCCCGGTAACGCCGTTTTGCGTTACAACGATCTTTGAACCGCCTTTTATTGTGGTTTCCGGTGATATGAATAATTTTGTGCCTTGCGAAATAGCCGCTGCTGTATCGGTTTGAACAACGGCGTTCAACTTCTCAAATGACAATTTACAGGGCTGATTGTCAAGAACGGTAACTTCTTCATGGCGGGTAACTTTTGTTTCTGTATCGGTTACAGCCTGATATTCCACAATGGAACATACACCTTCATAGGTGCTTTCAATGGCTTTCCTTGCCGCTTTTCGTGCGGCTGCTAAATTTACCATCTGATTTTCCTGTAACATGAAAATTCATCCCGCCCATAGGTAAGAAGGTAGGAAATGAAAGCGGATAACCGCTGTTCCGGTGTCAAGCTACCTTCCCCGGTTGCAAATACGGTGTTGGTATCACCTGTTTGTATCTGCTTTACCGCAAAATCCAAATCAAGCCCTGTAATGTCATTCGGTGAAAAAGTTTTCTTTGCCGTTAAGAACTCACCGATAGCCATATCAATAGCGATATTCACCAATCCGTCAGGTATGGAAGATACATTGCAATCATTCTTTATGGTGTTTTCCACCTTCTGAATTGAAAAGTTCAGAATTACTTCATCACCATCTTTCAGGGTGTAACCAAAAGATTGCAAGCGTTCCTTTACCTTTTCCAGCATTGGAATCACCGCCTTTACTTATTCGCTTCTGCTTCCTGAATCACTTTCAGAATATCAGCCTTCTTTGTAGCTTCACCCAAATCAATGTTGTTTTCCGCTGCATAAGTCTTTAATTCTTCAATGTTCATCTTGTCGAGAGTTTTCACATCTGCTTCACCCTCAACCTTGTAACCCATGCCTTTCAGTTTGAAGGCAAGTTTTTCATCATTGGTTTCAAACACTCCCTTTACGAACTTGCAAAGGGGGCGATTGTTTGCACCATCCCAAATCATGTTAGGGGTTTTCGCTTTCTTTGTTACGATAAACATACAATCACCCTACCTTTCTTACGCAGTTGCAAGCCCTGTAATAGCACCGTGAAGGAACGCCGGACCATGAGCCAAACCGATCTGACCGTAGATCTGAATCTTATCGGAAGCACCGACCTTTGCAAGATCTTCCTGAAACAGAACGCCCTTGCCCGGAACTGCCTGAAATACAGGGGCAATGTGTGCCATATCAGCAATAAGGATAGAATCATTAGGCATAAAACGATCCCAAACAATACCCATCTTGAAGAAATCAGTTTCAAGCTGTGTAATGTTCATACCGCCGACATTCTGTGTAGTCTGCATATTTGCCTTGAACTGTTCAGCGTACAGATTAGTAATCATCTGCTTCTGATAAGCACCGCAAAACAGAACCATGTTACCGAAGTAAGCACCGTTATCAGCCATTTCACGGAAAAGCTGATCCAAAAGTGCTTTGGAAAGTGCAACATCACCCGCCGCAATGGAAGTACCCGCATCAGAAGTACAAAGTTCAAGCATACCACGGGTTTTATTTGCTACATCAGCACCCGTAGATACCTGATAAGTACCACGAAGGAAGGAATATTCCACATCACGGGCAATCTTAATCAGCTTCTGCTGAATCTGCCAAGCCTTTTCGTCAGCAGGGTTTGCCGCCTGTCCAGCAGTATTCAAACCGGACATTCTGCCGGAATTACTCTGCTTTGCGTAAGTAAGATCAATCACTTCCTGATGAATCTGAACAACATTCTTTTCCTGCTGTCTTGCAATATGGCTTGCAGCGGGTGCAGTTGCGGAAGCCTGTTCAGAAATGGAAGGCTGTCCGGCTTCCGGGAAGTCATAAAGAACAGCAGTAGGGAATTCAAAATTGTCGGTCTGTCTGCCGCCCGTCAAACCACCAATCATAGAAAGAAACGGGGTTTGAGTAGGATCAGCAGTAAAAAGTTCGCCCGCATAGTTGGGCAAATTCCAAGTAGTACCAATACCTGTTACCTGTGGCATATTATTTCACCTTATTTAACCTTTCTTTGTTTTTCAAAAATTGTTTACATCAGAACAACACCTTCAGCAGCGGCTTCCTGTTTAATCTTGATAACCTCTAACTGATTGTTGTTTTTTCTTGCATCCGCAAGCCTTGCTTCATAACCCGCCGCCGTAGAATTAGGAACGGTTGTAGAAGCACCCGGCTGAAAACCTGTGAACTGCTGCTGTGTCTGCTGATCTGCATCAAACATCCAACCATCAGACTTTTTCAGGGCTTCAATCTGTTCATCAAAGCCGGAAAGTTTACCATCTTCCCCAATCTTAACCTTTGCCATATCAAGCATAGCCTTTACCGCCTTGCTGTTTTTGGCTTTAGCACCGGAAAGGGCAACTTCAACAGCGTTATCAAGTTTCAGTTGGTTCAATTCGGTTTCATGGGCTTTCTGCTGATCTGCATTAGCCTTCTGCAAATCGGAAATCTGCTGCTGCAAAGCTGCATTATCGCCGCTGGATTTCTTCAAATCTTCAAGCTGCTTATCACGATCAGAAACAGACTTCTTCAAGGTTTTGTTTTCCTCATTGACTTCATTGAACCTTACCTTTGTTACAAAGTTCCCATCAATCGAATCCATTACCTTCTTTGCCTGTTCTTCTGTCAAACCCATTGCAATCAAATCTTCTTTTCTCATTATGTTTACCTACCTTTCAAATTTTCCGTTTTTTACCGTGGGTGACGAACCACGAAATTTGACCTTGTTCTTTACCGCCTGCAACGCTTAAAAGGCGAAAATAAAAGCACCCGGAAGGGTGCAGTTACTATTTAACCCATAGTTGGAAGATAATTTTGGATCACCTAACCTTTCCCGCACTTGTAAGAACCAACAGCTACCAAAATTATCACCCCTTTCTTAAAATCGACCTTATATAACGCCCATATCCGGGATAAAATAAAGCCTTTGATATATTTGTACCCTTGAAAAAGGGCATGAAAAAAGCACCCTTGAAAATAAACTTTCAAAAGTGCTTATTCCTTTTCTTTGAACTCACATTTTGCCGAACCGTCATAGAATTGCGTAGGCTTCATATTCGGATAGGGGAAAATAAGGCAACTGCTTCTTCTATAATCATCAATCATAGAATCCCCAATCTTCATTTTGCGGAATTTGCAATCCTTGCATTGTTCGTACTTTGGAATTTTGGTGTTATCCGTCAGGATTTCACTTCCATAGCGTTCTTCCAATGTTTTCTTTTCACCCATCTTCATTCACCTACCTTTGCGGGTTGTTCTGCATGATAACTTCAATATCAACATACAGTTTACCGTTTGTGCGTTCAACCTTTGTTACTCTAAATGCTGTACCTTGCTGCAAAATGATTTCTGATTCACTACCAAAGGAAGATTGCTTTGAAACACCATCCCACGAACGCCCTGAACCATTACCGAAAGCGGAAAACGGTTCTGCATACATCATTTTTGTACCCTTTGGGGCGTACACATTCATAATGATTGGTTTGTGTGAAAAGCCCTTACCTTTGGAAACGCCGCAACTGAAAAAGCCGTAATCAGTAACGGTTTTACCCAAAAGCAGCCGTTCCAATTCTGCCTGTGTTGCGTTCTGTAAATCCGACATAGATATTTCAAAGAAGTTATCCATGCCCCGGTAATCACAACCACGCTGCAACCATATATCAAAATCATAGGTGGATTTTTCTATAATATCGGTCATAGCGTTAATCTGCTTGCGAACTTGCCCCCGTTTATGCCCGCCGTAATTCGTGCCAATGGTATCAAAATCAATGTTACCAACGCCCTTGAAGGTGTTCGTACCGTATTCGATACCACGCAACGGTTCATTGATCTTACTGTAACTTGAAGTGTAACCGTAGATCGCATCCTTTTCAGCTTTCGGGGCGTTCTTCCAAACATCCCCGCACACATCACGCAAAGCATCATCCGCTTCTTTGGTAGATTTCGCCCACAATGCCGCATCTTTACGGGCTTGTGAAAAGGCATCATCTACCGTATCTATTATATCACCTTTTTCAAGTTTTTGCAAATCTGCTTGAACTTTGTTCAATTCAGCCTGAATTTTCTGCAATTCCTTGTGAACATCATCATACGCCTTACCTTCAACTTCCAATTCTTGAAGCTGCTTGTATAGGTTCTGATATTTCTGCATTAAATCAGGATCGGTTTCAGTAATGAACTTACCTTCATAATACTTCTTTTTGCCTTCAATGTTCAGCTTTGCAAAATCAGCGGTTGTAACATCATCCTTCCAAATGCCGGAATAGGTCTTGATTTCAATATCATCAAGTTTCTGTTGTACTTCCGCTGCCTGTTTTTCCAATTCAAGCTGTTGTTTTACAAGTGCCTTCTTCTGTTCAGCCTTCAATTTTTCATTCAGCTTAATTTGCCATTCGGCTTTTTGCTGTTCAAGGGCTTCCATTTGTGCATGAAGGGCTTTCATTTTGGATAGTTCATCACCATCAGCGAAATCTTCAAGGCTTCCAAAATCCTTGATAACTTCATCATAAGCCCAACCACCGGAAGCAGCTTTGAACTGATTTTCCAAATCTTCAATCTGAACATCAGCATTTGCAATATTGGCTTGCAGCTTCTTCTTTGTCAGGTATTCTTTCTTTGGTTTAGGCGGTTCAACAACCGGGGTATGGGTGTAATGAAGGGCTGAACCATCATCAAACACCGTGAAGCCGGATTTATCGCCACCCTTAACAAAGGTATCTTCCCAATCCTGATATTTCATATCATCCGGGATATAATAGGTTTTACCCGTTTCTTCATCCCTTGCAGCCCGTTCCCCAATCTGCCCGAAATCTTCACCAAAGTGCGGAACGGTTGTAGAACGGCAATAAACATGAAAGGGCGGGGCTGTAACCCCTGCCTGATAATCTTTCATTGGGAAAACTTTACCGTCAAGGCTTCTGCAAATATCGGAAGTGTGGGAATCCAGCGTTGCAACAACTTCATATTCTTCAACATCAAGATCATTGAAACATTCGCCTTGTGAAACAGAACTGAAATAGGCTTCTTCTGTCATTACAAGCCTTCCGGCGTTGTTTTTGGAAGTGTTCATTTTCTTTGCAATGGCATCAATAGCCTTTTGCGGATCAGAACCAAGCATGATATTTTGCGTAAGTTCGTTGTGAACTTCCTGAATCAGCTTATCTTTGTTCTTCCAAATTCTTTCAGAAAAATTGTACCCATCAGCAGCCCACGGTTTAGCAAGCAGTTTTTCAATCTGCGATTGATCCAAACCGGAAATATCCCAACCGATACCGAACCCCTTTTGAAGTTCATAAGCGGTATGGTAATAGCCGCTTTGCAGCACATCACCCATTGTAGAAGTTACCGTTCCCAACTGCTTTGAAAATAAACTTTCAAGGCTCTGTTGGGTTTGTATTTTCAGGGCTTCCAGCTTTGAAATGTGGAACTTTGCAGAAGCATTTTCCAATTCCTTCACCCATCCACCCATCAAGGCGTTATCCTGACCGTATTTGATATATTCTTGAACATCCCATTTGAATTCTTTCAGGTCAACACCGGAAAGAATCTTCCGGGCTTCTGCCATAGTAACACCGTTATTCTTTGCGAAACGCTGATACCATGTGTTGATTTTACCTTCAATTTCCCTTTGGGCTTGCCTATACTGCCTTTCAATCTGTTTCAGGGCATCAAGCCCCTGTTGATTTTGGGCGTTTTCAAGCTGTTCAAAACGCTGCTTCCAATAATCACTATTCTTCATTTACCCCACCGCCTTTCTTATCGGGCGGCTGATTGCCTTGCTGCGGATTTCCAAAAGGATTGTAAGATTGTTCTTCCATTTCCTTCTTTTCTTTCTCACGCTGCTTTTCCAATCGTTCAAGTTCAGCTTGCGGATCATCAATCCACGGGTGCATACCAATGATAGTTTCGTCAGAAAGAATACCAACGGAAGCCTGACAATTCGCAATCGCTTCACTTTCGTTAATCAGAATATCACGGTTGAAGATAATGTTTACTTCCTCATTTTCAAAGCTGCCCTTACCTGTATTGGCAAGGTGTGCATTGACGAACCAAAGGATTTCTTCAAAAGCAGCCTGAAATTCGGTTTCCATATCGTTAGCATCCAAATCAATATCAGAATACATACTTTGAATGTTCATCTGATTAGGGTTGCCGGAAAGCCTATCATCCTTTGCATCATAGCCCATAGCGTTTTCAATCAAGGCTTTCTTGAAGATTTCCACGATTGCCTTGTAGTTTTCCGCATTTACTGTGATTTCAAGGGTTTCAACGCCGCCTTTGGTTTCACCATCATAGCGAACCTTAACCGCACCGTATGTTGCAAGGTTCTTTCTGAATTCCCCTAAATTCGTACCGTCATAATTCTTCAATACAAGAATGGTATTTCGGGCATCTTCCTGCATATTGTTTTCAAAATCAGAAAGCATTACATTGATACCATCTTGAAGGCTTTTCACCTTCTTAATCAGGGGAATTTCCTGTTCATTGTATTTCAGCGGGATCAGGGGAATTTTAGCCCAATTCAAAGCCTTCTTCCCGTTCATCACATAAGCACAATCTTGTTCTTCTGCTGTCAGATCAGGAATCAGGGTGTTCCCATCCAGCACATAGCAATGAATACCCTGCATATCGAAAACTTCAACCTTTTCAATAACAACAGGGGTTAAACCTTCATAGCCTGTAACCAAATACAACCTGATAGCACCCGCTAAAACGGTATGTTCGCTATCTTCCCAAATAGGAAGGATTTCGTAACCCGGAAAAAGCCGGAACGAAAATTCACCCTGTTTGTTGTAGTAGGGGAATAACCAGCTTATACCGTGGTTCAACGCCGCCTTACCACCATTTTTCAGGGTTTTCATAAACTTCTTATTGAAAACCTGTTTCAAAAGTTCAATGTAAAGTTCATTTTTACCTTCAATAGCAAAGGGTTGTCCTAACAGGTAGTTTGCCTTTTGGTTTACCATCTTCATATACTGATTATCAATCACAAGATTGTTCGGAAGATTTTCAACCACTTGCAACTTACCATCTTCACCAATCATAGTACGCTTCCGGGAAAGAATATCATGTTCGTTCTGATAGTAAAGCTGCCCCTTGATCTGCATCATTCTTTCCGGTGAACCCTTCCAACGCATGATTGATTGTTCAAGGAACTGTTTATTACTCATATTCGACTTGAAGCCAAACAGCATAATATTTGAAAGCCTGTTTAGCATCTTTTCACCTACATTCAACTTTTTTCACCCCTTTCTATTGCGTAATAAAAGCAAAAGCCCGAAAACACAAGGGTTTCAGGGCTGTTTGTTACTAATATGTTATTTTTATTCAAAACTGAAAGCATCCGGCAACAGAAGTTTTGTAACACCGTAACGCATGGAATCCATACCATGCGAAAATTCGTGATCCGGTTTATCTGTCAGCTTACCATCTTTATCTTTCGCCCAACAGTAGTTTGAAATTTCCTTGTAGAATTCAACACACTTTGGATGAACTACAATCTGATAGTTCTGTATAAGCTGAATACCGTGATTTACGGAATCCTTACCTTTACGGGAAGGTTCTGCTTTGATACCTTCTTCCTGTAATTCAACAATGGATTTCGGTTCAGCGTTATCACAAATAACCTTTTGCCCGCCGTAACCCATTTCCTTAATCTTTGCAGCAATGATTTTATTGGTAACGCCTGTTTCATACCATTCATCAAAAATGTAAATCTTCATTGCAGCGTTATCAACCATTTCGCAAACAAAGGCGTTTGGATCGGTAAAACCAAAGTCAAGGTTGAAGGCTGATTTTATACCCTTGATTTTGCGGATTTCATCAACATCAAATTCTTCACATACAACATTGGTATAAATCAAGCCTTCCGCAATACCCCATTCACCTTCACCTTCAATACGGTAACGGCGGGGGTTGTTCTTTTTCATTTTCAGGAAAATGTTTCTATCGGAAGCATCCAGCCATTCATTACATTCCCATGTTGTAGTTTTCGTGAATGTATCATCATCCGGCGTATCAAAGAACCGTGCTTTCAGCCAGCTTGTAGCACTCCACGGATTGAAGGTAAGGGTAATTTGCTTGAAATACCCATCAGGAACTTCACCACGGATTGACAAATCCAGCTTATTAAAATCATCCTCATTGGTGATTTCATAGGCTTCTTCAATCCATACCCAACACAAAACACCTTTATCAACCGAAATAGAAGTGATTTTCAAACCATCATCCAAACCACGGAACAAAATCTTTTGCCCGGTCTTTATTCGGGTAATCTGCATAGGGGAAACGGTACAATCAAAGTAACCATCCAGCCCTAATTTGTGAATAGCCCATTTCAGATCAGAATAAACGGAATCACGCAAGGTATTTGAATAACGCCTTACGCACAAGCCGTTGCTTTCCGGGTATTCATACAAACGGTGTATCATATTCAATGCAGCCGTTTTTGATTTCTTTGAACCACGGCTTCCTTTGCAAACACGGTATCTTTTCTTTGTGTTCCAAAAGTCAGCGTAATTTTTTCCAACGGTCTTTTGCAGCGATATTTTCATAATATCACCGCCTTATTCCGTCAGGTCATTTACAATAACAACGGGTTCAAGATCAACACCAACATTATCTTTGAACATACCGTAACGCTTGCCGATAAGTTCAGCAGCCTTCAAGCGTTCCCTTGCTGCAACATCAATATCAGTTACAGTTTGAACACCTTCACCGATCAGCTTCAACACCTGTTCCGTATGTTCGCCACGCATTACAGCGGTAAGATATTCAAGAACTTCCTGTGCATCAGCCGTTTTTTCGTTGTGAATTCGTTCAAGCTGTTCATCAATATAATTTTTCAGTTCAGGTTTTTTCAGGTTTTCAACACCAATCGAATAAGCCGTTTTCGGTGAATAACCCGCCCGGATTGCTGCTTGTGTAGCATTGCAATCAATCAGGTATTCATCACAAAACCGTTTCTGTTTTGCGTTCATAACAGCAACCCCTTTCTGCAAGTTTATTTCAAAGGTTCATCCTATAAAAAGATTTCCCCGGAAGGCAGGAGTTCACCGGGCGAAAATTCCGGCTATGAGCATCCTTCCGGGGAAATTGAAAAATCACCCTTTAGGAACATTCGTTCCGTTGGGGTGATTTTTCACGATACTATTATACTACTTCTGTTCATTGGAATTCAATAGGTTTTCATGGGTACTTTGAAATTCCTTCAATGCGTAACCGTGCAATTCAACTATGTACTGATATGTATAGTTCATTTCAACTGCAACGGCTTCAAGCCTTTTGAATTCAACATATCGTTTGTAAAGCAATTCAATGTGTTTCGGATCACTTAACGCCTGAATCTGATTTATAATCAAATGCTTTTCATCAACGAACTTATTAATTTCGGCATTGATTTCTTCTTCAAGTTCTATGATTTTATGAATCACCCTTACAAAAGGTGCATCCTGTGAAGGGCTGCTTTGCACTCTTTCCTTTGAGTAATCAACAGAACCTACCGTTGACATAGCCCGTAATTCGCCTAATTCCTGTATCTTTTGATTGATAAGCGTATCTAAACGCTTCAACTGCTGCAAATATTCTTTTGCTTTCATGGGTACAACTTCCTTTCCTAATCTTGAACCGGGAACTTGAACCGCTTCAAATCCCGATTTTTCAAGGGCTTTTTGATTTCTTATGGTTCAGGGGGTTCAAGTTCAACAACTTGTTTTTCTTATATTATTTTTTAGGAAAAACATTGCAATTTTGTGTTGTTGATTTTCTATTTTATTTAGAAATCAAAAATAACTTGAACTACTTGAACCGATACCCTGAAAACCCTTGATTTATCAGGGTTTCAAGCGGTTCAAGTTTCCACAATTACAACTTGAACCAATCTTGAACCGCAACTTGAACCGTGTGTTATTTTGAAAGTTTATTTTCAAATTCATCACACAAGCCTTTTATCCAATCCTTACGGGCAATCTGTGAAATCCATTCATCAGGAATACCGCTTTCACCACCGCAACCGTAAAGAATTCCGGCAAGCCCGCCCGCAACTGCTGCAACGGTATCTGTATCACTTCCCAAATTCACGGCAAGCAAGATACAATCTTTGTAGCTGCACGAATTCATCAAACACCAAATTGCAGCTTCCAGCGTATCAACCACATAACCGGAACTTTTAATTTCATCACGGTCAAACTTTCCGATTTCAGCAAGGAAACGATATTCTTGCCACGCTTCAAAGTTGTTGTATAATTTCCCTACAACCTGAATAGCATTGGAAAGGGCTTCACGCTTATCAACACCATTCATCAGGCTTTCAATCATAAAGGAATAAATGAAGCAAGCGATATGTGAAATTGGGTGATCGTGGGTAAGTCCGGCAATGGATTTCACGGTAAGAATTTTCTTATCAGGCTTTTCACTTTTTGCCGCCATTGCTACCGGAAGAATACGCATCAACGCACCGTTACCGTTATCCATTCGGCTTTTACCGCCACAATGGAAAATAGAAGTACCGCTGTCATATCGGCTGATTGCCCTTCTTGTAGCACCACCAACATCAAATACTTCATCATGCGGGGTAAATGCAGCGTGTTCAATCCACATAACAAAATTATCCATAATGTCAATCGGATCAATTCTTCCCAATCGCCCGATACTTTCAACGGTTGCAAGTGTCATTGAACTATCATCCGACCATGTACCGGGCGGCTGATTATAAGTTCCGAACCCAATCATATCAGTTATTTCATAGGTATCACGGGGTTTGAATTCTACCGGAACACCAACAGCATCAGCAACAACCAAACCCATAATTGCATTGTAAATTTTACTCATAGCGTTTACCTTCCTTTCTCAAATTCCTAAAACACGGGCTGCAATCATATCCGCTGTATGGGTGTAAAGTACATTCGGATAGTTGGTAACAGAACGCCCGTAGCTGTTCCAATTTTCTTTATCATCAAAAGCCCCCATGTGCCACCTGATACAAAGCATTTCTTCATCCGTAAGCTGAATGTGCTGCTGTAACAGAATCACCGACTTTTCACCATGCCCCGGAAGTAATGCAGCATTGTTATATTCCCACGCTTCATTATCGGAACGGGTGTAATTATCAATCTTGCAAAGATCGTGAAACATACCGACAATGTAAGGGCTGCGTTCAAGCTGCCACTTCAATTCAAGGCGTTCCGTCAGGGAAAGAAGGGCTTTGGTTACTGCAAAAGAATGATCGAACAACGCCCCTGTATAAGCCCCGTGGTGGTGAATGGAAGCGGGTGCTTTGAAGAATCCCTTTTCAATCAGCCAATAAAGCAAATCTTCCGGTATGTATTTGTTCATCAGTTTTGAAAACTGTTCAATTCTTTCAAGTTCGGTGAATTTACCGTTGGGCTTATCTTCACAATGCGGGCAAATCATTCTTCCTTCCGGGATAACTGCACCGCACATAACACATTTATCTTCCATTATCTGAACTCCCTTCCTGATTTCGTATCTTTGATTTTAATTCGTTCAATAAGTTCAAAGCCGCTTAAACGAATAATGAACTTCAATACCTTTATCAATTCAAAGGCTTTCTTTTCTGTTTCGGTTTCTTCCCTTATGATTTCCTTTGTTCCGGCGTAAGCCGTAGGATCGGGATAACCTTCACTATTGTAATATGGGTTGTTCCTGTTCATCTTTACCCCCTAATTTATCCATTTTATAACCGGATCACCTGTAAAACCCTTTTCCCAAACAAACCACGCATACGCAACCGCACTTGAAGGATATTTTGAGAATTCACCGTTCATTGCACAAATCAGGCGGGAAGAACTGACATAAACGGTTTTAGGCGGGTTTTCCATAAAGAAGGCTTTCCGACTCTTACCTTCAAGGAACTGCAATTTCAAGAACATTGCAACTTTTCTTCCCGGCTGCACACTATCCAACGCCCGCTGAACGAATTCAAGTGCATATTTGTAAGGCGGGTTTGTGATAATATCACCTTCAAAATCTTCCAAAGTATCTTTCAGGAAGTCCAAAGGTTCATCATCACCGAACCCCCGGTAAATCAAATCTGTGCTGATAACCTCAAAACCGTGTTCTTCAAGCACTTTGGATAAATGCCCTTCACCGCAAGCACATTCCCAAATGACCGGGGAAAACTGTTCTTCTGCAAGCAGCAATTCCATAGCTTTCGGTTCGGTTGCGTAATAATCGTGCTGCTGCCTTTCTTTGTCTGTATGATTGGAAGCACCCAAAGTTGTATAAATACTGTTTTGATTGCCTGTCCAATCCTTACTTTCTGATCTCTCTCTCTCTGTTCATTCAAAGTGTTCACCCCTTTCTTACTAATTCAAATCATCAAATGTATCCATAGATACGGAAATTTCATATTCTTCATCATCAACCGCTACATAAACGGCATCAGTTGCCGGAACTGTCAGTTGGCAACAATCCAAATCTTCACCCGTAGCATTGATAAAGGTATCGGAATCAATTTCAACTATTTTGAAGTATCTTGCCATTTGCTTAATCACCTTTCTTAATCAGCACGAACAAAAATTCTGAACTTCTTACCGTTAATTTTCTTATCAACAATCTTGAAATTCAAAATTCGGTTCACTTGCTTTGAAAATTCAATGTTACTCATTGCCTGTAAGCTATTCGCAAGGCAATATTCCTGATAACGCTTGTAAACCTTATTCGTTGGTTCGTTTTCAATCGGGAATTCTTCATCTTCACATTCCCGGAAGAACCCCAAAATAGGGTTGTTCTGTTCTTCATATTCATCAAGTTCTTTTTGAACTTTGGTTGAACTTGTGAACGCACGATTCAGAAGAACACGCTTCAAGCCCTGAATACCTAAATTTATCAGGTATTGCATTACTTCTTCTGTTTTCAGAAGGTGCTTGATATAAGGGTTGTAATCAGGATCAGAAGCAGAAAAGGTTGCATCAAACGGAATGATAATCAAACGCCGCTGCACCGCACCCGTTTTATCTTTGATACGGGGAATATTATTTGCGGAAAACAGGAACTTTGAATAATTGTTGAATTCAAAGGGGTTTTGTCCTTTGCGTTCCGCTGATACTCTATCACCTGTAACCAGCTTCTTAAAAATTGCAGCATTGGCAATGAATTCATCACCAATATCATCACCCACATTTGCCAGCTTACCGAACAATTCAGCCGTTTTGAACCTATCGCCCAATTCTTTCAGGTCAAGGGAAGCAATGTTTTCATCACCTAACAGGCATTGAACCATTGAAAGAAATGTACTTTTACCGTTGGATTTATCGCCCGTCAGAATGAAGGCTTTACCTAATTCGTTGCGGCGGTAAAAACAATACCCAATCGCTTCTTCCAGCAACGCCCTAATTTGCGGATCATTACAGGAAATCTTGTTCAAGGTATCATCAGCCAATTTTGAATAGGCTTGCGGATTGTAACGCCACCTGATTTTGTTGGTAATGATATGTTCCGGGGTGAATTCAACAAAGGAATCATCCGTTATATCATACAAACCGTTTTCAAAAGCAATCAGGTTTGCATCTTCCGGCTTTGTGTTTTCCTGAATCATAATGTTCAGGTATGCAAGAACTTCCGTTCTTTTCGCCCTGTTCAGTTGCGGAATGTGCTGAATCATTACGGATTCAATAGCTTCCTGACCGGAAACATAAATTCCATCACGGTATAAATGAAGCTGATTGTTGATCTTGATAATGTGGCTGTTATTCTTTATGTAGGTTGCGAACTTATCAAAAAGGAAAGTTGAACCCATGAAGAAAACGGGCTTTTTGAAAGCATCATCCCGAAGGATCGTTTCAATTTCATCATCTGCAAGCGGAACTTTCAGCACAAATTTATTGATAATTCTGATAGTTTCACGGGCTTCTTCCACCGTGAAATCATTGCTTTGCAATGTCAGAATGTAATTGAACAGGCTTTGATTTCGCCCATCCCCAGCATCCATGTTCAGGAACTCCATGTTGGATTTAACCGGATGAAGCCAACGGGGAAGGGGTTGGGCTTCCTCATTTTCGGCGGTATCATACAGGATTTCACGCATTTTACCGCCGTACTTTAACACTTCATAAGAACTGCGTGTTCCTATCTTTATATCAGCGGTTACACCTATCGCAAGTTTGCAGCCTGTTTTGTTAGTTGGTACGCCGCTGTTCTTGAATAAGAAATGCTTGCCCCTGCTTGTTTTATAAACCCTACAACAAAGGCTGTATTCCTTAACCACTTTGAACAGTAATTCAGAACTTTCAGAATCATCAATATCTACCAAAATTGTATCTGTTGCCAAAATACCCGCAAATTCAGGTAGTGATTGAACCTGTTCAAAGGTCTTGAAATCCGTTCTATTTTTGAATTTTTCAATGCACTTCTTATCTTTGGTTTCAACATAACCTTTGAAGAACAATCCAAATCACCCCTTTACAAAAGTTCTAAATATTTCTCAAACCGCTGTTTGAATTTCAAATTCTGATTAGCATCCGAAAGGGCTTTTTTCGCTGCTGCCTTGTATTCCTTCAAGTCAACCCGTGCCTGTTTCAATTCATCCTTTGAAACGGGTAAGCCGTTAGGGTGCTTGCGGCTGTCAATCAGTTGTTGGGTATCAGCCGCCTTCTGTTTGTTGTTAAAATATATCTTGCCGTTCTGCTTCCGTAATTCGGTTAAATCGGCAATTCTCTTTTGAAAGTGAACTTTCAAATTTTCAATATGCTGTTCTTTGTGCTGCCAATCAAGATCAATGATTTTCAGCAGCTTTTTGAATTTCTCTTGACTACACGGGAAGAAAAAATCCATATGAATCAGCATTTTCCCGTGTCCGTCATTGTAAATAATTTTCAAATCATCCATCACATCACCCCGAAATCTGCTAATCTTTTCTTTGCAAACTTGATATACCATTGCTTATCTAACTTATCAGGAACTTTCACGCCCTTCACATCATCATTGAAAATGAAGCAATGTTCCGGGGAATTTGTCAGCTTTTCAAGCCTTCCGGTTGCAACCTTCACCTTTTTCACACCCGGATCAGAATCATACTTTGAAGCAAAAATCCTGATACACTTTTCCTTTATGGGCTTGCTGCCGTACATGATATGGCTGTATTTGTTGCTGATTTTGGAAACAAGCTGAAATTCCCGCAATTCATAACATTCGTTTATAGTCCTTTCAACCGGAATACCCTTAATCATGTAATCAACCAACGCTTTATTGATAATCGGCAAATCATAGCTTAAATCGTTCAGCTTCATAACATAGCCGCCCTTTGCCTTGATTGCCCCGGTTTCCCTATCAATCAGAAGGTAATTGTTCACATCCTTTTGGTATATATCACCTATGAAGGTATCAAAATCCATTTTCATTCCGGTTCGCTGTTCCCATTCGTAAACAATATCATCCAGCTTATCAAAATCCCTTTCGTAATCTTTCAGCTTTACAATGATACCGTCAGTATTGTTCTGAATAAGTTCACAATACGGTTCAATGTGTTCAACCAAATCCAGCAAAAGCAACTGACCGTTAATGCAAATGCTGTTGTTACTCATTGGATCATACAAAGCGGAAGAACGCTGCTTCATCTGACCGGAAATAGCGTTATCCATAATTTTGAAGGGCTGTCTTGCTTTCTTATCACCCTTACGCTTGAATTCAATATTGCTATCGTGGATGAACTCAAAGTTTTCAGGGTGGTTCATAACCCTATAACCAAATTTGTATTTTTTCTGCAAAGAAGGGTAGTAAGCGGTAACATCAATAATGATGAACACGCCGGAAGCGTGGAATTTTGCCCTTGCACCATGACCGCCGCCCCAAGCGAACACATGGGGAACACCCGCAACAACTTCATCACCCTGCTTCTTTGAATAATCGTGGTTTTCGGGATTTCTATACCAATCGGCAATGTGCCGATACTTTTTCAAATCCAAACATTCCAAAATTGGAAAATCAAATTCATCATCAAATTCTTCCCCTTTACGGTTGCCGCCTAATATTTCGGCTGCAAGTTGGGCTTTGGTTTTGGAAATGTAATCAAAGGGAAGTTCAAAGTGTTTAATGAAGTACAACATGGTATTGAATTCTTCCACACGCTTCAAGAATACCTGAATTGTATTTTCAACATCATGCTTACAGTATTTGACGGTTTCCGCAATTTCCGCATCCGTCAATTTGCGGTCAATATCGAAGGGAACTGAACTTTCCTTTATATCGTTTCCCATGAACCCCTCAAAGGATTTCAAGCCCCTATCTGTTCCAAGCATTACATCGTAGTTATAAAGCGGGAATTGTCTGAAAAGGCTGCTGAACTTCCAACCGGGGTTTCCTTTTACAATGATATAATCATTCACTTTCTTTGGATCGAAGCCGCAAAGAATCGCTTTCAATATGTATTGATCGTAATGGCGGCTATTGAACCCGCACCAAATTTCTTTTTGGTTCGCCTTATATAAGGCTTCAAGTTCTTCCGGTGAATTGATTATTACATGGGTTTTCTTTGCGGTCATATCCATAACTACAACCAGCCAATCATACTTGAAAACCTCAAAGTCATAAAATAACAATTCATTCACCCCTTTCAAATCGGGTGCATCCGGGGGAAGAATCCCCCGGTGCTACCCTTGCAGCTTAATCTTCTAACACATAAACTTCTTCAATCTCAAAGGCGTTATAACCCTTGTTATCGTAGTAACGAACCTTGTATTCAAAGCTGTTATCAACCGCTTCTGCAATATCCATAATCATATTGCCGTACTGATTGTAAGTCTTGAAATCAACCTCAATAGGTTCATCCATTTCAGCAACCAACGCACGAAGGAATTCGTTTGCAATGTGAATCTGAAAGCCCTGTGTTACAACCTGATTCATAAAGATCAAGCTGCCCTTGTATTCGCCTTCAACAATCTTCATCCAGCAAGTAACCATAGGATCGCCCTTTTTGGATTTCGTAAGTTCCAGCTTGTTAATTGCTACTTCATAAGTATCATGGGGAACTTCCCTTCTGCCGCCGTTTTCTGCTGCTTCTGCAACATCCTTCTGCAAACCTTCCGTGTCAATCGCCTTATCGAATTCATCCCAAATGTTAGCCATAATATTTCACCTTATTTAACCTTTCAATTTTATTAGTGTTTTCTTGCGGTCAAGATACCCTTAACCAATTCAAAAGCCTGTTCCTGTGTGAACCCTGCTTCCACATAAGCATCATAAAGCTGCTTTGCAGTAGAAGCGGATTTCTTTGCCATTGCAGCCGGATCAATATTGAAGGGATTTTCCGGCTTGCTGGATTTCGTTGCCTGTGTCTGCTGATTCAGTACAGCCGTAACAATAGCGGTCATTACTTCATCAGGAAGCCCAAACGGATTGTTCATAGTGTTTTACCTACCTTTCTTATTCTCTTGCTTTACGCTTACGGCGGGGCTTTTCTTCCTCTGCCGGGGTTTCAGGGGGATTCATTGCACCTTCATCATTGGAAGCAGTTTCTTCCGGTGCTGCATCAGGTTCAGCGGTTGTTTCTGCCGCCGCTTCTGCGGCTTCCTGCGGGGTTTCTTCATCAGGGGTATTGTTTACCGCCTGTTCCTGTTCGGGGCTGTCCTGCGGCTTATCTGCGGGTGTGGTAGGGGTTTCTTCCTTCTTTCTACCTCTGCCGCTTCTTCCGGTACTTGCTGCGGGTGCTGCCGTTACCCCGGAAGCTGCGTTCTTATTCGCTTCATCATAAACAGCGAACAGGGCGGTTACATCAAGCGGAATATCTTTTGCGTTTACCTTCAATCTACCGCCGCCGAAAATAACTTCATTGCTCTTGAAATTGAAGGTTCTAACATCACCATCCGCAACGATACGGGCAACAACATCAACCATTCCGGCAACCTTATTTGCAACCTTTTCCTGTAAGTTCGGTTTGATAGAAGTGATCTTATCGCCGCCCTTACGGGTAATATCCTTGCTTGTGTCCTCATGGGAAATCAGGATAATGTTTTCATAATTCAGGTTCATCAGGCGTTTCAGCGTATTCAGGAATTCGCCCCTTACCTTATCCCACGCACGGAAAGAATCATCCGATTCATGGGAAATACCCATCTGCTGATACATATACAGGCGGCAATGCTCATACAAATCTTCCAAAAGGTCAACAACGATTGTCTTAAAATCGTTATCCTTCTTTTCAAGTTCGGAAATAACATCCTTGAACACTTCCCACGCAAGGGTTCTTTTGGTCTGTCTGCCTTCAACCTTCACTTCATCCTTGATATGAATGAACGGTGCATCAACGAACTTGATATTTCCATCCGTATTCAGCATCAGCGGATCAGGAAAGGCGTTTGCAAAGGTGGTTTTTCCGCAAAACGGAACACCATAAATCCAAATCACACGCTTTTCAACGGCTTCAATGTTTCTTCTCTTGTTTTCAGGTAACTTCATAAAATAGTTCCATCCTTTCTCACAAAATTCTTGAAATTCGCAATATCTGCATAAGTAACTTTTTTCTTGCGGGAACTCTGTTTCCTCATTCGCCGCTTTAATTCCAAACATGAATTCAATTACTTTGTTGTAATCAAAATCAATTTGAACAATTTTCACTTCCACCTTTGCAAGTTCAGCTTTCAATCGCTGCCTGAAATCCTGTAAGGTTTCCGTTTTCTTCTGCCGGATCGTAACTTTGGGAATGAACACAAAGTACATATTCCGTATTCGTTTTCCGGGGTTGTTGCGTTCAAAGAAATACTTGTATTCGTGAAGCTGCCCCGATTTCTTATAGCCTGATACATTGTTTGAATACTTGAAATCGTACAAATCGTAAGTATCGGGAAGTTCAACGCCCCGTTCAAATATCGTTGCGGGTGCAAGGTAATCAATGAAGCCGTGGAAATCATCATCTTTGATTTCAACTTCAAATTGCCCGCCCGGTGGAATAGCAGCCTTTGCCAACGGGATCACAACTTCCAGCTTCATCATTTCGTTTATGTGTTCATCCGTAATGATTGGATAACTGAAAGCGTATTCGTGAAGTGCTGCTTCAAGGTCTTTTTCAATTCCGGTATGAACCGCTTGCCCCAAAATCAAGGCGTTATCCGGTTCGGTTGCGGAATCGGTGCTTACCCTGTCCACATATCGCATTTTGTACTTGAATTTGCACTTTTCAAAGCAATCAACGCTTGAATGTGAATATCGCAATTTATCACCCCTTCCAATAGTTTTTTGAATTCTTCAAACCCTTCCGGGTAGAGAAACACCCCAATACCGCCTGATTTATTGATCCGGCTGATATTCAGTTTTTGCAATTCGGAAGGTCTGCCGTTGGAAGCCTTTACTTCAACCGCCATCATCACACCATTCACACAACATAAAATGTCAGGAATACCAGATTTCTGATAGCCGCCGCCCCAAATTTTGGTGTACCATCCGACCATTTCAACCTTCATCCGGTCTGTTGGATAGCCAGCCGGATAAATGCCGATTGAATGAAAATACTTCTTAATTTGCCCTTCAAATAACTTTTCTTCTGCCATATCACTTCACCGTGATCTTGACATATCCAGCCTTTGGGTTCTGCTTTGTGTACTTTGCAGCAACATCAGGCAAATCATTTTTCAGGGCTTTGCTGTCAATTCTGTTTTCAACAGTAGGGGCAACATAGGTAAACTTCACAACCTCATTTTCAAAGGCTTTGATACCGTATTTTTCCATTGCAGCCTTCAACTGCTCTTTCATGTTCTTTTCCTGTTCTTCAATCTGTTTCTTCTGAACGGAAAGGTTTGCGATTGCTGTAATTACCGCCGCCGCTTCTGTCTGCATGGTTGCAAGGGCGGTTTCCTCTGTGAAAGCATCTTCACAATCAGCCGATAATTCGGAACACACATCCTTGCAAGTGTCCTTTTCCTCACATTCCAAACAGCAGCACACTTTGCCGCAAGCGGAATTTTCCATTGCCTGTTTACACTTAATCATTGTTTGAACTCCTTTCTAATTCTTCAATGAACTGCTGCTGATATTGCAGCACTTTTTTTGAATAGTTAGTTTCAAAAATTCCTTGTTCCCACAAACGGGAAGCCCCGGTTTCGCCCATGTTGTAAGCCATCAATGCCTTTTCAGGTGTTTCATACTTTTCAAAAAGTTTTCGCAAAATGAACATTCCTGAACGAACATTGTTATAGGGTTCAAGGAAATCTGTAATTCCAAGCGTTTCTGTTATGTACGGGTGATTGATTTTGTTGATCTGCATCAATCCGTAATCATTTGAACCGCTTATCACATCAGCCTGAAAGCCGCTTTCCTGTTGGATCATTGCCATTACAAGGGTAAAATCTATGTTGTACCCCGCCGACAAGTAGAAAATGAATTCCTGTAAATCTTCATCCATAGGAACATCAAGGGGAACGAAATTCAAATCACCGCCCCAATCCATAGACATTTCACCGTTGAAAATTCTTCCGTCATACTGACCGTAAATCAGGATTTCAGTTTCCGTTTCTGCTTCCGGTTCTGTTGCTTTATCTGAACCATGTGAAGTAAGCGAACCTATCAGAAAACCCACAAGGGAAAAGATAATTGCAACGATCAACCACGAAATCAGAATTCTTTTAGCAATCGAAGTTTTCTTGATATTTCTTGAATAATTCATCCGTGTAATCTCTCCTTAATTCCAAAGTGTGAAGAATATCTTCTTCAACCGTTCCGGGGCATAACATAAGGTAGTAAAAGCACCGTTTTTCCTGTCCGATTCTGTGAATTCTCTTTTTGCTCTGTTCAAACAATTCACTTCTATCTGTCAGGGAAAAATAAATGATTTTGTTTGCCTTCTGTAAGTTCAAACCCATAGCCCCGGCTTGATACTGAACAAAGGTTATCGAATCCCCGTGTTCTTCATAGGCGGTTAAATCTTTGGTTTCACCGTTCACGATTGAAAACGGTCTTTCCAATTCCGAAAGGGCGGCTTTCATAGTGTTCAATTCTTCATTGAAGTTGTAAAACACAATCAACCTATCTTCCGTGGATTGCACCAAATCCTTAAAGGCTGCAACCCTTTCCGGGTTCAAGTAGCTGCACATCATGCGGGCGTAAATTCGTTTTGATAGAATGGTATCGCCTATGAATTCCCGTTCATCAATCGTAATCACGCAATTTCGCATGAACTTCCGGTATTCTTTGGTGGTTTTGGAATGTACGGGAACAATCACCTGTTCCGGCAAATCGAAAACTTCTTCCGACTTCATAAAGATTGCCCCGTGTTCTTCCAGCTTCTTTTTCAAACGGTCAACATTCTTGTACCCCGTGATATGGGGAATTCGGAAGCCGCTGTTTTCATCTTCAATCCATTCAATTTCAACATACTGCTTATAAAACAGGTCTTTGCTGATACTCCAGCCTAACAAGTGAAGCTGCGACCAAAGTTTTTCATACTTCCCGGCTGTTGGTGTACCGGATAACAGGATCACATTTTCAGGCTGCATTTTCAGGATAAATTTTGACCGTTTGGCGGCTTCATTTTGTATCATGGAACTTTCATCAAGCATCAGGGTAAACCCGCCGATATGGGCGAAATATGAACGCCTGAATATCAAATCATAGTTAATAACCCCGATACATTTACCAACCGTACCGCTGAATTCTTCAAGGTGCTTTTTGTTCGTCAGGTCAAAAACCGTGTAATTGTAATACTTCTGAAAATGTTCAATCCAATCATCAATTTTTGATTTCTGACAAACCAACACAATTTTTTCAGGGAAGGAATCCGCTTTTTCTGATCCTACAAAGGTTTTTCCTAAACCCATATCAAGGTAATAAGCAACACGGTTGAATTGTTTGGTTTCATCCAACGCTTTCTGTTGGTGGGGGAATAGCTGCATAAGCAAACACCCCCTTAATCTGCATCAACATCAATTCCGGTAATCTCTTTGAAAATCGCCTTATCGAAGTTGGGAATTGCTGCAATAATGTTCTTCTGACGGTCAGACAAACCACGCCACCAAATAACCGCACATTCGGAATTATCCAATACTTTCAGATAACCGCCCGTTGTTTCGGCTTCCGGGTGGGCTGCCTTTTCTTCATCCGTCATATTTTCAAGCCAAATGCATTCAAGCACATCACCGGGGATCTGATTCAGAAGGTAACGGGCTTCACTATTCAGCCAATCACGGTAAGTCCATTCAGAAGGCTTATTGAACAGGTGAATTTTCGGTTCAACAGTATTAAAACAACCGTTGGAAAAGTTTGTTTTGTTCCAATCGCCGCTGTTCCGATTGCCGCTGTTGCAAAGTCCGGTGCAACCCTTTCCCGTATTCACGATTTCAAGAAGTTCTTGCCACGGGATTTCACGCACGATCTGAATTTTGTTGGTACAAGATTTCTTACCGTCAGAATCGACTTCACCCAACGCAATCACTTCCGCAACCTTGTTATCAGGGTTGAACTGATAGTAATTGAAGCAATCAGCCGCCTTTTCGCAAAAATGGAAGCCACGATCACAAACCATAGGTTTCACATCTTCTTCATAAATGCCGCCTACCTCATACTGAAACGGCTTTCCGTTTGGGTTACAAGTCCAATCAGGATTGAACACCTTGAACCCTTTTACAACTCCTGTTTCGCTCATTTTGTATATCCTCACTTTCGCTTATTTACGCCCTTTTCCGTAGGCATAGCCAAATTGAAACATTTTCCACATCCAAAATTCCGGGGCTGAAAAATGGTATTTAGTTTTCACCATTTCGGAAATTCGGTGTATGTGTTCGTATGGGATAGGGCATCCACAAGCCCCGTTTTCCAATATGTTTTTTTTTGTTTTCTTACGCATATCGAACCCCCTAATTCGCCTGAACTTCATTCAAGGGAACTTGTATTCCGGTGTATTCGGTGAACTTAACGGAAGAAATAAAGTAACTCCAATTCTTCAACTTCACACCGTAACCCCACGGGAAAACACCATCACGCAAACCCTGCATGATCCATTCTTTGGATTTCCCCATCAATTTAGCTGCAAGGGGAACGGGTACATTCACACAAGCATTTCTTGAAATCGTTGCAGCGGCTTCAAACTGCTTGAAGTAATCTTCCTGAACACCCAAAGCAAGGGCGATTTCCTTTTTGCGGGAATCGGAAGGTTCGTTCTTCCCGGAAAGATACTGACTAATAGAAGATTTACCAATTCCGGTAAGGTCTGAAAGTTTGGATTGCGAAATATCCAATTCTTTCATCAGGTTTTTCAATTTTTCTGCAAAATTCATGTTCACTTCATCCTTTCTTTTAATCAATCATTGGGCTTTTGTTGTAGCGTTCCTGAATCCTGATCCTGTACTTCCCGTTGACTTCCTCACGGTTGACAATTCGGAATTCAGTTTTCTTTGCTCTCAACCCTTCAAGGTAGTTCGCCGCTTCCTGTTGGGTATCGAATTCAAGTATTCGGTCAATACACGCCGCAATAACTTTCTTCATACTGTTCACCGCCTTTCTATAATAGTTCAATTACTTTGAACTTTCATTGTAAAAAAATAAGCCTGAATTTCGGTTTCAGGGAATTCCAAAATTCCCGCTGCTTTCTGCATTTCAGGCTGCTTCCAAGCAACCTTGTTATTCAGCTTCAAAGAAACAGTTCTTTCAGAAAGCCCCATTCTTTCAGCAAAAACAGCCTGTGTACCGCATTTTTCAATAATTCTTCCGTTCAGCTTTGCATAATCGTAAGCCATTATTTCACCCCTTTCTTAAATTTCCGGATCGTTGTCAATACTCCAAGAACTGACTAACATTTTACAATTACCATGAGAACGAACAATTCTTATCCGATATTTGTCCCTACCGTAATTATCATAATCAAGAAGTTCAAAATTTTTATCCACCTTCTTCATCATGTTACAGAAATCATCTGCATCACTTTCTTTTGAAAATTCAAGGATTTCTTCAACTTTAGCAGCAATAATTTTCAACTATTTCACCCATCCTTTCTTTTGGTAGGGGAAGAAGCTGTTTAGGCTTCTTCCTCAAATGCTACCTGACAATCACCACAAATTACATTGACTTCCTTTGTTGCTCTAATAATGCAGCCGCACACCGGGCAAACATATTTGCGGGTACTCTGTTTAGTTTTCGCCGCACCGGGCAATTTCGGAAGGCTCTTTCTGAAAAGCTGGAATTTCTTATCCTGTAAGCTATCAACAAAGGCTTGTGCTTCATCATTCAGGCTTGTTTTAGTCCAGCCGTATTTTGCATCATTTTCAACGGTCAAACCGTGCTTTTCAGCAGCTTCTTTGTATTTCTTATTGTGATAAGTACCGCCCCGGCTTGTGTCCTGAACCCCAACCTGCAAATTGTAAAGGTGAACCATTTCGTGAAGAAGTGTTTCAGCAACCTTATCAAACGGGCGGGAAAGATATTCAGCACAAATATTGATTTCATAGAAGCCTTCTTTCTTCATGGCTTCAATATCTTCCGGTTTCATTTTGGAAAAGTCAGTTACCTTTTCCTGTGTACTCCACGCCTTCCAAGCGGTACACCAACCATAAGCACCCTTTGTTGTGTCCGGGCTTACTGTGATAATCGGTTTTTCAAGTTCATTGTTATAGAACTTTTCATTGAACTTTGAAAATAAATCTTCAAGTTTTTCAATTACGGGTTTCAAACTTTGTTCTTTCATTTCTTATACCGCCTTTCTTTCAACATGACCGCTTTTCAACTTCATATAGCTTTCAACTTCTTTTTTATCAGGGAATTCAGCCCAAAAATCACGCTTCCAGCCACCGTTGAAAAACCGTAACCCTTGAAAATCATCTTTACTACAACCCTTAATCGGAATATCCTGAAAATTCATCTGTGTTCTTTTTTCGATTCTGTGGATCATTTCTTCCGCATACATCATATCGTTATCCAAACAGAAAACGAACTTCCCATCAAATTCAAGGGTAATGTAAGTGTGGCAACCACACCTGATAGTAAAACCGTTATTTTTCATAATCACTTCATCCTTTCAACGCCGTTGCAGCGGCTTGTTGTTTGGTTCAATTCCTTTGAACTTGTATTCATTATAGCACCGACATTTGAACTTGTCAATAGGTTTTTTCAAAAATTTTGAACTTTTTTTCATTACCCCCTTGAACTTTTCTTCAAAATGCTTTATAATAAGGGTACAATCCAAAAAGGAAAGGAAGTGAACACCTTGAAAGAACTAACCACCGCCGATAGGCTCAAACAAATAATGAACGAAAGAGGGTTGAAACAGGTTGATATTTTGGAAGCCTGCAAACCATTCTGCGAAAAGTACGGTGTAAAATTAGCAAAGAACGATTTAAGCCAATACATTTCAGGAAAGGTACAGCCGGGGCAAGATAAACTGTCAATTTTGGGTTTGGCTCTGAATGTCAATGAAGTTTGGCTTATGGGGTATAATGTACCGCCCGGAAAAGATGAACTGCATAAAATAGAACAGCAGCTTAAAAATGAAGCTGCTGCCTGTGAACTGTTTGAAAAATGTTACGGAAAAGAAGCCTTCCAAGCCGTAACCCTTTTCCTTCAACTTGATACTTTGGATCAGGGGCGGGCAATCGGAAGAATGGAAGAAATGCTGAAAGCGGATAAATACGCTATCAAAAAAGAATTATCAAACGGGAAGGCAATATAATTTTTGTGGATTTCGGTTCACGATAGGTTCAAGGTGGTTCAGGATTTCGGTTCAAGATAAAAACCCTGATAAATCAACGGCGGTTCAAGTTGGTTCAAGTTCTATTCCTATTTTTTAGAATTTGAAATTTCATCAACTGTAATTTACGGTGATTTCAGAAAATAAAAAGTAATAGAAAACAGAAATTGAACTTGAACCACTTGAACCTTGAAAAGTTAATTTCAAAATTTAGAAAGGAATTTGCTATGTTCGGAAAAAAGAAGCTGCCGGGAATTCCGGTGCAACATTATGAAGGTTTGGATTTCGCCAAAGATTACCCTTGCAGAATCGAATTGACGGGTGAAGCCCTTGTTATTACCCGCATTAAACCGGAAACAACTGTTACACTTCCGGTATCGCAAATCAAAGCCTTTTCAGCTATGGAAGAAGAAAACTATATGCTTCACTATCACGGGGAAGCTGAAAACACTTCCAAAGCAAAAGGAATTAAGAAGTATTATTTGGTGGTTGATTACATTTCAAAGAACGGTGAAGAAAAACGCCTTGCGTTTTGGGGTACTGCTGCTGAATACGGAAAGTTCATTGAATTTCAGCACATGACTTTGAACGGGGAAACGAATTATTCATTGTGAAAAAAAAAAATGAACCCCCGATTGCTGCAACAATCAGGGGTTCGGTATCGACCACAAATCAGGATGAAGTGATTTAAGGCGGTCAACTTATATTATACCGCCAAAATGTGAAAATTTCAAGATAGGCGGTGAAAAATGAAAAATCCAAATGGCTATGGAACTGTAACCAAACTTTCAGGGAACAGGCGTAAACCGTGGATTGTGAAGGAAGGTAATTCAGGGAAACAGAAGCCCATTGGTTACGCTGCAACACGGGAAGAAGGTTTGATTATGCTTGCACAATACAATAATGATCCGTGGGATATTGAAACGGATAAAATCACGCTGCAAGAACTCTATGATTTATGGCTTGAAAAACGGGCTGTGAAATTAGGGGATTCAAACCGTAGTTCTTTGAAATCTGCATATAAGCATTGTTCAAAATTGGTGAAGCTGCGATATAAAGCAATTAAATCATATCAAATGCAAGATTGCATTGATTCATGCGGAAAGGGATATTCCACACAAGGGGCAATCAAAAACCTTTGGGGGCATCTTGACCGTTTCGCAATGGAACTTGATATAATCACGAAATGCAATTCCGATCTTCTCACTTCTGAACCGATACCGGAAACAACAAAGGAAGTTTTCACGGATGAAGAAGTAACCCGCCTTTGGGAAAATGAAAAATTGGAATGGGTTGATTCTGTTTTGTTCTTCCTTTATACCGGGTTCAGAATTTCGGAAATGATTGAATTGAAAACAGCGAACATTGACTTGAACGCCCAAACCATGACCGGGGGAACGAAAACAGCAGCCGGAAAAAACCGTATCGTTCCAATCCATTCAAAAATTCAACACATAGTTCAAAAGCGTGTTGAACAATCAAAAAGCGGTTATCTGTTTGAGTACAACGGGAAGAAGCTGAACCAAACCCAATACAGGGAATTTTGGGCGGCTGTAATGGATAAGCTGGAAATGGAACATACCCCGCATGAGTGCCGCCATACATTCAGATCACGGCTTGATTCAGCCGGGGCGAATAAGGTTTGTATTGATAGGCTCATGGGGCATAAATCCAAAGGAACAGGTGAACGGGTTTACACCCATAAAAATATTGAAGAACTGCGTTTGAACATTGAACTAATAACAAATTAGTAACAAAAAAGCCCCGTACCCTTGAAAAATCAAGGAATACGGGGCTTTTCGTGTTTATTTTACCA